TATGATTTAAATCTAACATTCAAAGAGATCGAACCAATCTATGCTGATGATCACCTCAGTACACCTTCACAAAGCATGGGTTACTAATAACAATGGATAAATCTTACTTCAGAAACATTCCAGACTTCAACTACGTTAGTAGACTGGATGGACAAAAAAATATCTCTGAATACAATACTGTAAAGAATCTCTTCAAGAGAGCTAAGATAAGAGATGAAATCTTCAATGACTTATCTTACTTCACTAAGTATAAGGTAGTCGGTGACGACAGACCAGATCAGGTTGCGTATGAATTATATGGTGATTCCAGATATGATTGGGTAGTTCTGCTAGCCAATAATGTTATGAATGTTGCATCGGAATGGCCAAAGGATCAGGTCTCATTCTACAACTATATGATAAGAAAGTATGGTGATGAGTCTAAGTTCAATGATGTTCATCATTACGAGACTATTGATGTCGTAGATAGTCTTGGAAGAATCGTTATTCGTGGAGGACTTGAAGTCCCTCAGGACTATGTCATAAGTTACTATGACAGTGGATTAGATGCTCAAGTTACAACAACAGAGTCCACAGTTCCATTTACAAACTATGAGTATGAAGTTTCATTAGAAGATGACAAAAGAAATATATTTGTATTGAAACCAGAGTTTCTCGCTGTAATCAGAAATGATCTAGAAGAGATCATGCCTTACAAGGAAGGTTCATCACAGTATGTGAGTGATAGTCTGGTCCAGGGAGATAACATCAGACTCTACACATAAAAAGTAATAGGCGTAAAAATACCTGGGAAAAATTTTCCCAGGTAAAATGAAATCAAATGTTGATTTTGGTTTACCCCCTAAGGAGACTGATGTAAGTTGCTATGACCAAGAGGGTGAGACACCCCCTCTCATAAGACCACTTCATCAGCTGTCAGCGAGTTTAGCGAAGTAGGACATGGGATCATCATCGTCATCAGAAGACGAGGAGGGTTCCGTGGTCTTTGATGCCTGATAGGAGTCCTCAAGTTTCTTCAGGACTTCTTCTTCAGACACCTTCTTGGACTCAACCTGACTGTAGTTGTCATACTCAGTCTCTTCCTGAGGAGCTGGACGCTTCTTGGTTCCCAGGACGTAGTCCATACGCTTCTTCAGGTCATCATAAGACTTGAATTGGTCGGGTGCAACTAGAGCTGCGAGTGAATACTCTTTCTTCCAGATGGCTTCCAGAGCATCATCGTCGTCCAACAGAGGAGACACACGGTCAAACTCAGAACTATCATAGTTCCAGTAACCAGCAACCTTCTTCAGTTTCAGTTTGAAGTTAGCACCCTGCCAGAAATCGAAAGGATTGATGGGGGTTTCGTCTTCAAACTCAGGTTGCATTGCTTCCATGATCTTGTCGAAGATCTTCTTACCGAACTTGTACAGGAAGACCTTACCCTCGTTCTGAGGATTAGCTTTGTCCTGAACAACATAGATGTTCGCGTAGAAGGAGAGCTTACGTTTCTGTTTACGGACAGTCTCTTTGTCCTTGTCGTTACCACTGTTCCACAGTTCACGGTTCAGTTCACCGACAGGGTCCTTACCACCAATGGTAGTCAAGGAGTTTTCGATGTACCAACCACCAGGACCTTGGAAGGCGTGGGAGAACAGTTTGACCCAGGGGAGATCTTCTCCATCGGGTGCGGGGAGGAATCGGATGACTGCATATCCATTGCCAGTCTTATCCATCTCTGGCTTCCACAGACGATCGTCTGCTCCTCCACCAGTGTTGTTTTGCTTCTCAACTTCTTTTACAAGCTTGGCTGTGAGGTTGCCAAGAGAAGACTGCTTCTTGAGATCGTTGAATCCCATCGTGTTACCTCGTATTGAACGTATTTGGTCTGTGTCCCGTAGCTTAAAGGGGATTGGGTAGCCCCTGGTCTAGTGTAGATCCTGTCGGACCCAGTGTCAAGACCCTTCTCGTATTGATTTTTTCATGGAGTCGATGATGGCGGACATGTTTGAAAATACATATCCCAAATCAACATCGGAAGGGAACCCAAGTTGCTTAGCAGACTTGATGATGTTCTCCTTCATGAGTTTTGCCTCAGGGTCATCAGACAGTGAGAGCCTAGTATATAGGATCTTCTGTTTCTTGAGTAACTCCTCAAGCATTTCCACATGTTCCATCTTATCATCAGCATCCATAGAGGAGAAGCTGAAGACCTTCGCATAGATTTCATCTTGGAGTTTTGAAATTTCTTTCATCTCCTCTTGTACAATTTCGGAATCGAAGAAACTCATTGTCCTACCACTACGTCTTTAAGAATCTTTTTGTATTTGAAGATGTCAATCTTCAGGAAGGTGTTATATTTATCCATCCTCATAGAGAGAAATTTCCAAACAGGATCATCCAGTTTCTTATCAAAGGTTGTCTTGAACCCTAAGATCCTATCAAGAATGATAAGTGTCTCTAGAGAGATGTTCTTGGCTAGATGTTCCTTGATAATCTGTGGATGACTCAACCCCTTGAGTTCAAACATATCATCAAATTTCTTCCCTGTAAATACGGTTTCCACTTCCTCCTTGAAGACATAAGAAAGTGATTGAGTTCTCTTCTTCCAATCAGTATAACTCTTCTCACCATTCTGCATGATCTCACCAATCCACAGAGCCTGTGGGTCATCACATGCAACAAAGTTGGAGACAAAGAATTCAATTACTTCTGCATCATCCTTTTGCCTACTGAGTTTCTCAAAGAAGAACCTATCTCTCCTCTTGTAGAAACTCTGGAGAGATGCACGAGACTTACCACAGTATTTGTGGTAGTCATACTTAGGTTTAGTAAAGTGGTTCTTCAGTCCGAGATAAGACTTGTAGGCGTCAAAGGGAGTCACCTTAGGAATCATATAGGAAGTTTCGCGTGAGATGTTCTCTTGAGTAAGTTGAGTTCCATAGCTTCATACTTCAACTTCTCTTTCAGAGGTTTAGATAATAACTTAGGAACAGACTCAATGTCAACATTATTCTCTTCACAGAAGTGAACGATAGCATCAATGTACTTCATACCACTACCTTCCTTGGCAATGGTTTCGATCTCTTCTGTGAACTTACGAGAACAATAAAATTTGTTCTCAATAAGTTTATTAATGTCTTCAGGCTTTGCCATATTCCTGTAATTTGAATTCAACAAACTCTCTAATATATTCGGAGAGAAGGTTGATGTACTTTCTCTTGTCGTATTCTTCATAGACTACTACTTCTCCATCTTCACAAGACATAATGATTACAAATTTCTTGACCATGATCCCAGTCATTTCATACAACATACATGCGTATGCCGCACACTGGACAAAGTGATGGTCAACCCACTTCTTGGGTTTCGGTTTCTTAGCTGTCTTGAAATCAATGATAGCTAACTCACCTTCATACTCAGCTATACAATCAACACTACCAGCGATACCCAACTCATAACTGAATAATGCTTGTTCTTGTGCATGAATGTTATCGATCTTATTCAAAGTAGGTTTAGCCTGTTTGAATAACATCTCCGAGAGTGGTTGAACAGAAGGTAACTTGGAATTCTTCAGATAATACTCAGCAAGAGTGTGCATATCTGTGCCTCTTGAAGTCGCCTGTTTGGTAACTTTGTTGGCTTCTTGTTCTCCTACCTTTGCTCTCCACTCACGAAAGATCTCACGGTTGTAATGACTGATAACAGACGTGATGGATACTAACTTTTTACCATTTGGGGTGTCATAATATCTAACTCCGTCAACCGTCTCCCGTGAGAGAGACGGATAATCAATTTCAATATGGTTAAAAGTCATAGACCCAATTCATGTTTAGCGACGATGTATTCCTTGACAAGACCACTTCTACAAATGTCCTCAGGTTGGAACTCAATAGTATCGAAGGATGGCATTTGATTGATGATTCTCATGAAATCAACAATACCATTCCTCTCATGAGTCTTCACCAGGTCAGTCTGTGTTGCGTCTCCACAGAAGTGAATCTTGCTGTTCTCACCTACCCTAGTAATGATTGAGTCAAGTTCATGGAAGTTCAGGTTCTGGAACTCGTCAATGATGAGGATAGCATTATCAAAAGTTGTACCTCTAATAAAAGATGTACTCCAGAAACTAATTGTACCCTGAGCTTTCAAATTTGCATAGAGCATCTCAAAAGAATTGTCATCAGGCATCTCGAACATGTATTTCACCATGTTCTTATATGGAATCTGATAGATGTCAGACTTATCCTCATGGTCACCAGGAAGGAAACCAATCTCTCTGGTGGGTACAAGGGACCTGACGATGTAAATCTTCTCGTAAGGTGTCTTCGTATCCAAAACGTCCATAAGGGCGTTGTAGAGGGTGATAAAGGTCTTTCCTGTACCAGCTACTCCATATGCCACCAGGTTCTTATCTTCTGCGTAAGATTCAAAGAACGTCTCTTGATTCTCAGTCAGTGGTTCAATCTTCTTGATGTAATCAAGATTGATCGGTTTCTTTCTTTTCATCACTCTATTACTCATACCGAAGGGAACTGGATTGGTACTACCGATACCTGACTTACTCTTTCTTGGCATAAAATTAAACTGGTTTTACTTGTGATCCTGGCATTTTGTTGACCTTGTTAAGGACATCGTTCCAGCCTGGATGAGATTTCTTAAGTTTGTCGTAGACTTCCCCGACCTCTCCAAACTTAGGAGCGTTCTCAGGAGTATAGTATCTCTCCCAGTCGGGGTTGTCTTCACGCCACTGGTCCCAATCGTGAACACTCATCTTCACTTCTTTGGTCTCACCAGTTTCTTTATTCTTAACGGGATAAGTTGCCACTAATTCACCTCATCATGTGTTGTATTTAGCTCCACTCCAGAGCTTCAGCAATGGAAGGGAACTGTTCAACAAAGATACTCTTTGCTGAGTTAGCAATGTCCATGTGTTCTTTCTGAGTTCC